AAGCGTCGTAACGTGGAAATCGTCGTCAAAACCAGAGGTGTGTCGTCCCTCTGGGATCAGTCCGCTGGAAGCCTGATGATTGGGCGGGCGGCGACCGGCGTTGAGGGGGCGTGAATCGGATGCAGGCGTTGTCACGGAACTGCAGGAACCAGTCGCTCCGATGCAAAGGGAGAAGCACAAGCGGAGAAAACCGNGAGGCAAGAGTACCGATGCGGAGCACTGGGGCGGACCGATCCGTACAAGTGACGAAGGCTCGTAATGGGGCTGGAGCGAAGGGATCGGATCAGGTGGGCTGGCCATCGTTGCAACTGGCAACAGGAGGACGGCGGTGAACCAGCCAAGCAAACCGTTCAACATCGACAAAAGAAAGGTGTACGAAGCGTATCTGCAGGTCGATCTAATGGTGGCGCAGCCGGTGTCGACGGAGTGACGATTGAGGAATTTGAATCCGACTTGAAGAGTAACCTCTACAAGATTTGGAATCGAATGAGCTCAGGCGCCTACTTCCCGCCACCTGTTCGTGCCGTCTCCATTCCGAAGAAGAGCGGAGGCCAAAGGATCCTCGGGGTGCCAACTGTGGCGGATCGCGTGGCACAAACAGTTGCCAAACAACTCATTGAACCGACTCTGGACGCAATCTTTCTGGCGGATTCCTATGGCTATAGGCCCGGCAAATCGGCGCTTGATGCCGTAGGCGTCACGCGCAAGCGTTGCTGGAAGTACGACTGGGTTCTTGAATTCGATATCAAGGGGCTGTTTGACAACATTGACCACGAGCTTCTGCTGCGGGCTGTCCGGAAACATGCAAAGTGCGAGTGGGCGTTGCTCTACATCGAACGATGGCTGACAGCGCCGATTGCGCAAGAGGATGGAGCTGTCGTCGAGCGAAGCTGCGGCACCCCGCAAGGGGGAGTAGTGAGCCCGATTCTCGCCAATCTCTTCATGCACTATACATTTGATCTCTGGATGGCACGAACGTTCCCTGAACTCAGGTGGTGCCGGTATGCTGACGACGGGTTGATACACTGCCAGAGTGAGGTGGAGGCGCAGAGCGTTTGCGAAGCGCTGAGAATTCGACTGGCCGAGTGTCGTCTGGAATTGCATCCGACGAAGACGAGGATTGTCTACTGCAAGGACGATCGACGCCAAGGCAAGAGCGAGACGGTTATGTTCGACTTTCTCGGATATTGCTTCCGGCCGAGGTCAGTCCGGGGGCCGTACTCGCAGAAAATTTTCTGCGGGTTCACTCCGGCGGCCAGCAAGTCAGTGCTGAACGCGATGCGGGCAACGATCCGAGACTTGAACTTTCGTAGGCGGCCAAATCTGACGCTGGACGACATTGCCCGCGAACTAAACCCGATAGTTCGGGGGTGGATCGCGTACTATGGGCAATACATGCGCTCGGCGCTATATCCGATGGCCCGCTACATCAACCAAACAATAGCTATCTGGTTGAAGCGAAAGTACAAGCGCTTCCGCCATCGGTTGGGGCGCGCTCGTATCTTCCTGGAGAAGATCGCTCGCGAGAACCGCAGACTCTTTGCTCACTGGCAACTCGGTATTGGCGACAAGCTTGCCTGATGGGAGCCGGGTGAGGTGAGAGCCTCACGCCCTGGTTCTGCGAGAGGCCGGAGGTGAAATCCCTCCGGCCTACTCACCCCACGGTGCCGGTCCTTGCCAAAGGCAAGACCCGGACCGGCCGGCTCTGGACCTATGTGCGCGACGACCGGCCATTTGCCGGACCGGATCCCCCGGCGGCGGTGTTCTTCTACTCGCCGGATCGTGGCGGTGAGCATCCGGAACAGCATCTGGCAGGCTATGCCGGACTGATGCAGGCCGACGCCTACCGGGGCTTCAGCAAACTCTACGCGGCCAGTCGCAAAGTAGGCCCGATCGTCGAGGCGGCGTGCTGGGCCCACGGCAGGCAAGTTCTTTGACCTCGCACGGCTCACCAAGGCACCGATTGCAGCCGAGGCGGTCAAGCGCATCGATGCCCTGTTCGCCATCGAGCGCGAGATTAACGGTCTGACGCCGCAAGAGCGTCTGCGTGTACGCCAGGAGCGCAGTCGCCCCCTGGTCGTTGAGCTGCAGGCTTGGCTGCGTGAGCAGCGCGCCAAGCTCTCCAAAAACAACGACACGACCAAGGCGATCAATTACAGCCTCAGCCGCTGGGATGCATTTACCCGCTTCCTCGATGACGAGCGCCTTTGCATGTCGAACAATGCCGCCGAACGTGAGCTACGGGCCGTCGCCGTAGGAAGAAGAAACTGGACCTTCGCCGGCTCCGATGAGGGCGGCCGGCGTGCGGCTGCCATCTACACCCTGATTGCCAGCGCCAAGCTCAACGACGTCGATCCGCAGGCCTGGCTCGCCGACGTGCTCGCGCGCATCAATGATCATGCTATCCAGAGGCTGGACGAGCTTCTGCCCTGGAACTGGCGAAAGCCAACGCCTGATCATGTCGAAGCAGCGTGAGCCAAGAGGACACATGAGAGCGAGCGGTCTGTCCGCGGCAGATAAATTGGCGGTGACGGCCGCCTGCCAGCAGTTGATCGACGACTTTTTGAAGCCCCGCTTCCTGCCCACTATCCGACCGACGCAGTTCAACTATCCCGTCGATATCCTGGGAAAGTGGCACGGCACCAAATATCGCTTCATTCAACGCTACCGCTCCGGCTTTCTAGAGAACCTCGGCGAAGAGTTTGACGCCCCGTTCGCTCGCCTCGACTGGATCAGCCGTGATCGCTTCGACATCCAGTGGCACCGTCACACCGGAGAATGGTTCTGCCTCCATCGCGGCCTCACTCTCGCCGAAGCGATTGACACGCTAAGATCCGACGGATTGCTCCATCCACTTTAAACACGGAACTCCGCAAGGTCAGGTATCCCGGGTCCTCACCGGACGGATACCAGCAATCTGTGCGCCGCACGCGAAAAGTGCTCTGGGCGAGGCTTGATGAGAGAAAGACTACTGTTGCGGCGGTGCGCGTGGAATGATTTCGCTGCCGTAGTCGGATTCCTGCCATCAATGTCCTCAACCGGACACGAGTGGTAACAATAAGAGAGGGCAAGGGACGCCGATCGCCTCTCGTGCCGCCACGGCGGCAACAATGCGTTCGCAGTTGGGCGCATCCAGGTGGCTATGTTCAGCGCAGTCCTTTAGCCAGCGGCTGGCCCTCAGATTGGCTGAAGAATTCCATCGTCGCTGGCGCTGCAAATACTTCCCTCATCCTCACCTAGATGGAAGGTGAATGGCGGTTGTGATACGCCCGCATCACCCCTGATGACCTCAATGGATAAAGTACGGCCTCGAGATAGCGGCTTGCCTTGGCAGCTCAGCCAGTCAAAGTGCACGGCGTGCCCCAATCGCGTTAAAGTACCGCCGCGGATCCCTTCATAAGGGAACGCCCCTGAAGCTCCGTCGCATTCACCGTTGAGAAGGACGCCCACGGGTGTCAATACAGTCGCGCGCTCGGGGCATGTTCGTCGGCACGCTCCTTCCGGTCTCATTCAGGCGGACGTGCATAGGCGTCGTTGAGCGATGCACCTCAACTGCCGAAGTTGCATCTAAGTGTCTTGTATTCCGTCCACACACTGAAATGTGTGTCCGCGACACCTGGGCGGCCGACATGCAGGGCTGGGGAACCGCTGCGCGGCTAACTTCGCAAGTCCACCAGTGAAGCACCTGTGACATAAGCGCAGGGCCGAACCGTGCTACGCTCACGCTTCTTTGCCCATGGGTCCAGGTCTACAGCATCACGGATTTCCGATTGAGAGCTCGCCAGTTCTGGGGAGGCGGAGAGAAGCACTACCGCCCTCGGGTCGATATGTCAGTCGCGTCCGCGGGTTGCTAGGACGATTGGGCCAGGCCGCGGCTTCGTCACCTATCGAGCAGCAGAAGAACAGGTGGGTGCCTGGTATGCGAGTAGATCCACGGCCCAATCGGCCTACTGCAGCTCGCGTGGTTGACTGGACCTTAGACGCGAAACTATCGTGTCCGGCGGCCAAGACACCCCACGACTGCGATCACAATCAGCGTACGTCGCAGTTGCGCATATAGCTCACGAGCTCGAATCTCACGTAGCGCCAGGTTGCAGGCCTGCAAAAGCAAAGGCAAAGCTGTACCACGCAGGTCTATGGCTCGTTGGCAAATCAAGTTCGGCGGCGTAGCTTACTATTTCTCAACCTTGTTGCGTGTCAGGGCGATCATGCACTTAGATCTTTGCCAGGACGGGAAGAGCTCTCGCCGGCTATTGCTGGGCATTGAACCGAGCGAATTCGCAATGTGGCAAATAGACGAATACTGGAATGCGCAATGACCAATGTGATCATGCATCTGTTCGCGCACCACCGGCGCGCGATCCGGTGACCAGAAGCTCGCAATCACCAGAAGTTCGCAACCAACAGAAGTTCGCAACCAACAGCTTCCCGCCGCTAGGCAAGTCGATGTACGGCCTGCCTGCTGGATAGGGAGGGGCGCATCGATGGCTCCATGACTACTGGAGCAAAGCGAACCTGAACCAGATCGATTTAATCTGGATGGATTTGCAGGAAGCGGTCACCGCTGGGCAGCAGAGCGTGACTCTGCTTTCCCAGGTTCAGACTGATCCATTAGGCGACGATGGCGGCGAGGTAGACTGCAGCCAAGAAGTTTCTGGCAAGTTTGTCGTAGCGAGTTGCAACGCCCCTGAAATCCTTGAGTCGGCAGAAACAGCGCTCGATAACATTGCGCCCTTTGTAGACGCGTTTGCCGAAGCTCTGGAGGATCACCGTTGGATTTGTTTGGAATGACGGGCTTCACGCCGCGATTGACGATTTCGGCGCGAAAGCCGTCGTGGCCTTTGTCCCCAATGAGGGTAGTCATGGGGGTGCGAGTTTCAAAAGGGCCGGCCGCGCGGCAATATCTGCGTCTTGTCTCGGAGTAAGATGAAATGCGCAAGGTTTGCAATCAGGGTCGTCCAGCGCGTAGATTTTCGTCGTCCGCCCACCGCCCGAGCGGCCGATCGCCTATTCATGTTCTCCTTTTCCGCCGCTCGCGGAGCGATGCGCTTTGATCGAGGTGGAGTCGATGGACAAAGTCGCGCCGTCCTTGCCGCAGCGGGCGAGCGTTTCAAAGACCGCCTTCCAATGGCCGCGCTTGGCCCAGCAATTGAAACGATTGTAGATCGTCGTGTAGGGACCATAGTCAGGCGGGCAATCGCGCCAGCGTGCGCCGCACTGAGCGTGTGAACGATACCGCTGATGATCCGTCGATCGTCTTCGCGCGCGGGGCCCGTCTGGTTCGTTGACAGACGCGGCTCTCTCTATCTGAACCCACTGCTTGTCGTTGAGCCAGAACAGTCCTTTGCGCATCGAAGTCCGCCATGCCGAATCAACTCGGTGCCAGGGAATCAGAACCAGCTGATTAGGTACAGACCCTTAGAGCAGAAAAGGGCCGCATCCCAGCGGCCGCTTCGCGGTTACAGTCGCTACTCCTGATAAAATGCCAGCCCGGCAGGGCGGGCTGGCCAGTGCTGCCGCCAGAGTACCCTAAGCCGGGCGCTCCATATCGCCGATAAGGATGACGTCGTCGCCTGGAACGTACCGTGAATCGGAAATGTGATTCCGCATTTCTGCCCTCCTCCGTAAATCGGAATCCCTTCTTGTAGAAAAATTCTGAAGCTCCCTCGTCTTGAGAAATAAGGGATAGACTGGAAAGGCCCGCTGAATCCCTAATCCGATCGGCAATGTCCAGCATAGCCGCCCCGACTCCTTTGTACCTCGACCAGTCGAGACTCTCTATGGTGAGAATTCGCAAAGTGTCGCGCCGCGGCGCCACGTTCATACTTCCCACCTTGTTGCGTTGATGGGCATTAGAAAACAAAGAAACGAGTTGGACATTGCCGCTATTGCTGATTGCTGTGTACAGCCTGACTTGCTCACCCCGCCGCTTGTCAAAAGCGAAAGAGGCTGGTCCCTCGGCTGCTAAAGCGGCCGTAAAAGCGGTCGTATCCGCGCGAGCGGCGCCCGCCAGCGCATCGCGCTGCTTGTGCAGACTCCGCTCGCCGGAGGGCACATTGTAGTGATTGATTCTCATCGCAACGGGATTGCTATTCGGACAAGCTTTCGAAAAGCTGACGTGCCCAAGGTTTGCAATCGGGGTCGCTCAGCGCGTGCCACAGCGCGAGCGGCCGATCGCCTGTTCAAGCTGCCGCATTTTCCGCTGCTCGCCGAGCGATGCGCTTTGATCGAGGTGGAATCGATGGACAAAGTCATTCCGTCCTTGTAGCAGCAGGGCGAGCGCTTCAAAGATCGCCCGCCAATGGCCGCGCTTGGCCCAGCGATGGAAACGATGGAGATCGTCGTGTAAGGGCCATAGTCGCGCGGGCAGTCGCGCCAGCGTGCGCCACGCTGAAGCATGTGAATGATCCGCTGATGATGCGTCGTCGCCATCGCGCGCCGGCCCCGGCTGGTTCGTTGGCAGATGCGGCTCGATCTGAGCCCACTGCTTGTCGTTGGGTCAGAACAGTCCGTTGCGCATCGAAGTCCCCGTACCGATTCAACTCGGCGCGAGGGAATCAGAGCTCGCTAATTAGGTACAGACCCTAATTGGTAGCTGAAATATCGCGCTTGCTCGGTATCTCTGGTAGTGCCGCAATCCTCAGCAAGCTGAGCGGGGCGCGTAGCCTTTTTGGATACGAAATCCGAGTATTCCGGTGGATTAGCGGCGACTACTTGATTTCATCGGCATAAAGGGCCCTCGCTTCTCTCCTAAATGCAGACCTGTCGATCTCCTCGATGGGGGCTCGGGAAACGAGCGAGTACGGCCGCTCCGTTGCCGAGGACGAAATGCCATAATAATCCCGCGCCACGAACGGTTTCCGCAAAGCTTGGCTATCTCCTCACGGCCTCCATTCATCAGCCTGACTAGCGGTTGTGGATTGGCTGGATGAGCCAGGGCTTCGGCCATGCATCAGATTCGCTCTCCTGTCGGCAAAGTTGGGATGCTGAGCGTCGTGCCGCGCAACCCAAGAGGAGCCCAATAGGAACCCTAGCTGACGACAGTACGCGCTCGGCCTCCGCACCACCGATCGCACCGGTTATGTAGGCCAACAACGAAACTGAGGACGAGGATAACTGCGGGGCAGCGCGACCTTACCCGAAACAAAGTAGCCAAGGCGACGGTTCGGCCAATTCCATCTACTCGTGTATGCGTCAGTGCTGGCCACCATCCGAGTCATTGGCCTGAGCGGGCGTGAGCAGTTGATCTTATAGACCTGGGCTCGACCGGTCCAAACCACCTCTGCCGAACAGGAGCAGATCAATTCCCCGAAGCCGCTGAGAGGGCACTCAAGCAGCACCAGGCTCGGAAGAAACAAGACGAACAATGGCGCAAACGTCAGAGGGACACACTCGAGAATGATCGGGGAGCGAGCCCGAAGCGAGATGTGGCGCAGGACCTGACAGATAAAGGAAGAAGAAACGTGGTGAGACAATAACGCCAATGAAGTCGGCGAGAAAAACCTATCCAACATCGCCGAAAACTCGCGCTGCTCTATTGCTGGGCTAATGGCATGGGATAGCATTCCCGGAGTCCAGAAGATGGACAGGAAATCCGCCCGGAGCCTTGGTGTCTCAGCATCAGTCTACAGAATCAGATCGCCCCCCAAAACGAAATCTTTGTCCAACGCAGGCGGGGCGGCCAACGGGCCCGGTTTGAAGCTAGTAAAGGGAGCGAAACGAAAAAGGCCCTCAACGAGGGTGGGCTTGGCGGCATCGCATTTGAGTTGGGAACTTGGGCGCGGGTACAACTGTGTCCGGCCGAAACTCGTCAGTTTCCTGAAAGCTAAGCTCCTTAACATGAGAACGTGGTTTCTTGACCACGGATGCCGCCCATGCGTCAACTGGTGACGAATCCAGCGAAAGCTCTGGCGGTTTTGAACCCATGTTCCAACCAATAGGAGAGCTGTATGGACAATCGGATCGACGGTGCTGGGCCTCCAGGGTCCCCAAGCGCCTACGAGTGGACTCAAGAAGATCATGACCTATTTAGTCGAGTGATCAATGAAGCCGGGCCGTCCTCATCTAGCGAGCCAGAGGAGACCGTATATGATGTCTCATGGGCCGCTCCTGAAATGTTTTCGCACGGCTCCCAAGTCGCCCCGCTCCCAATGATCGAGAAACTGACCCACCACGGTCTCCTGCCAGACTCGGAGCAGCCGACGGTGAGCTACGAGATCCGAGGTCACCGCTACACGGCCGCGTTGGTCCCGTCTCAGGGCGTACGCCTCATTCATAACCCACCGGAAGCTCAAATGCTGCGAGTCGGGTCGACGGGGGCGCCAGATTTCGGAGCGTTCTTCGTTGAGACCCGACGCCATCGTGCGCCTCTCCCGGAGCAATGGGCCCCCCTGGCGCTTATTGAAAAGCTGCGTGAACAGGGGCTCATGCCAACCGCAGACCACCCAACAACCATTTCGCTCGACGGCAAGCTTTATAACGCCGAGCTAAAGGAAGGAGGGTTCGTTAGGCTTACACGTCAGGCCTGAGATCTGTGGTGGCTGAGCCAACTTGGTTGGGCGGAAGCACTCCGGCCCAGCCGACTTGGACTACCTAGACAATTCACCGTTCCCTACTGAACGGTCCGCATCGCCAGCGCGCATTTTGCAAATCCGCTGGCAGCTGGCGAACATGAACGCTGTGGCAGTTGAGTGGCTGCGCAAGCTCATGGCGGTCCGGGAGTTTCCTGAATACAGGACCGGCCAACAGCGATGCTGCGCTAGCGTTCGCGATCGCTCTTGCTATCGCTCGGTGTTGACCCGGTGAGTATGATGAAGCATCCTGCGCGGCAGGCCTGTCGAACATAAGATGTGAGAAGGTGATGCCAGCCGTGGTCGGAGCGAGTTCGATTTCATATCGCTCCGCCGAAGAGTGGAAGCGATAACATCTAATCGGCGGTTTCCGGAATATACCGTGCTGCCCAGATTCACTGGACGATGCTCCTGACGCGTACTCCCCGACTGGGCTAAGTCGGCGACCATTAGATGCAGAATCGTGTTCCGGCGGATAGGGAATTCACGGCCCACCTGCGGCATCGATCCCGGCGACTTTCGTGATCAGCGGCTTGACGGTGTTGACGTGTCACGAGGCGGCAGCCTAACGCGTTTGAGCTGGGCGAATACGTCCATTCCATCTTTGAGCCATAACGAATGGAGGGAGAAACTCGTGATGAGCGCCAAAATCGCCCCGCGCGCGAGCCGGTGGTGCCGAGCGCAAGTACTAACGTGGCGTCGGAGGTCTCGTGTCCTTAAGACGGCAATGCCGGTGACCTGACAATTGCCTTGCCAATCGAAAATCAAAAGAGATGCGCCCACGCGATCACGAGGGCGAGGGAGGTGGTGAAGCCGACGTGCCCGGACGGAGATGGATGATGTTCTGGTCGAGAGCCGGGATCGTAAAGCGGCCAAACGCCTGCTGTGTAAACTGCTGAAGAAGAGTGACATGCCCTGCGCGTCATGATCACGGATCTTGGGTTATATGGCGCTGCTCGCAGGGCCCTTCCTCGTGCTCTGCGTAACACCTGCGCCCGTCAGCTTGTGATCAGCTTGTCTGAGTAACATTCGCAGCACCGCCTAAGCAGCCCGACGCACTCGGGAGAGACTTACGTCGAAGGGAACGCGAACCGCCATGGATAATCGAATTAGTGGCTCATCCACACGCGCCAGCCAAGCTGACGAACCGAGGCAGTCGGTGGACAGCGACAGCTTTACCGAAACACTTGCGGGCCTGCCGTCCCGAGCGGCGCCGGATCCCCATGCTGGTTTGTCATTGGCGCCAACACAGCCGTACTCGCTCGTTTCCCAACCTCGTATCGTGGAGCTCGAAACGTCTTCATTCGCCTGGGAGTTGCCCGACAAAATGGGGCTCTGCGCCAGTAAGCCACATACCTCGGATGCAGATTTTCACAGTTCAACCTCTTCCAGCTCCACTACATCCCCTCCACCCAGGCCGCTGTTTGAATACAGGACGGTCGAATTGCCTCAGGCGAATGTAGACGGCATCTGCGTTGGGCTGACTGCGGAGTGGCTCCGCAATCTGAGCAGCAGCCCGTCAGCCCGAATGGATGCGCTCATGCCGGAATCAGAAGGGCACCACTCAGCGGCTGAGCGGCAGCAGCAGTATCAGGACCTCAAGGATCGGTTGCGAAGTGAGGGAGCAGGAGCTTCTCAGGCCGACCTTGAGGCACAAAACACCATTTTGCGGGAAGCGGGCCTGGCACCGTCCGGAAGAGAGAACAAATACGGATTCGGCGAGCCCTCGAGGTTCTCGCGCGTGCTGGACAAAATTACCGGCGACGGATCGAAGTATTTGCTGAGTTTGTATTTCGCCGAAGGCGGCGCACACACAGTTGCGACGTCGGCGTCGAATGGAACAACCACGCTCTTCGACCCTAACTATGGAGAATTTACTGTTCCATCAGACCAGATGGGGTCATTGTTCCAAAGCCTCGCCAATCGTTACAGGAATCCTCCCAACGGGCGGCATTTATCGACAGTCACCACACAAAAGATGTACTGAGTCGGGCCTGAAGGCCGCTGGCGACTAATGCCTTCTCGTGGCGAACGAGTCGGTCGTGCTGACATTGGCTATTCCGGCTGTTGTCCCCTTGGGGCCGTCATGGCCGCCTCAAGGTGTTCGAGGATGTCCCGGATCTCGGCCGCCAAAGATGCTCCAAGCGGGGTCAACCCGACCAGTCGGCTCCTACTTCTGATGCGAGGTGTTCCGCGAGACTGCTGACGGAGCGGGCGACACGGGATGTCTCGTGGAGGACGATTGGCGATCGAGTTGAACGAGGCCCTGCGCATCAGAATGTGCGCTCCGTGAACGTCGGACGCCACAGGTGTTCAGCACGATCTCAAGCCGGGTATCCGTGTTGCGACCGATGCCGGATCACCGGCTAATGCGCCTGTCATCGCCGGCAGGTCGCCGACATAGCGATCGATCACGCGAAACCGTCAGGGCGATGGCCGACTGGTTGGTCGTAACGGAATAGAGGTTACACGTCGGACCTCCTTAAAGATGCGCGCTTGCATCGTCTGAACAGCCGGGCGGACGCCGCTGCGACCGAATGAAACCACGATAAAGCCGTGGCTCAACCTAGCTACCCCACCAAAGTCCGCGGCCGGCAAGTTCTGCATCGCCTTGAAATCAGCAAGCGAGGGCCGCATCATCGAGCCCGGAAAGCTGTGAAACGGTGTTGTGATGGTGGGCCGCGGCAATATCAAGGGTAGGGCTGTAATTCTTCTAAAGAACCCGAGATCTCGGCTCGCTCGCGTAACAAGGTATGGCACCTTAGCCGCGAAGCGGAATAAGCATAGCCGTAGAAAAGGCCAGCCGCGGGGAAAATGCGCTGCCCCTCGCCTTGCAAAGCGTGAGCACCGCGCCCCCTCTGTGCGTCAGCTTATTGTCAGCTCGCGCGCCTATCACTGTCCACAGGACTCGAGCAGGCCAGTACGGTGCAACTTTTGCGATAGGAGACCAAACGTCGTGTATAACAGAATCACTGGTTCTTCCAGCCAATTTCCAAGCGCGAGCCAAGCCGATGAATCGGAGCTGTCAGCAGATGGCGGGAGGTTTACCGAAACGCTTGCAGACACGGCCCCTGGTTCCTCCTCGGGGGTGGCACGGCCGTACTCCCTCGTTTCAGAACCTCCCATCGATGAGATCGACAGGGAGTCGTTCAGGCAAGAACTGAGAAATTTCTATGGTAACGACATCAAGCACATGGCCAATAATCCGCAAGAGTACTCGGATTTCGTTTCCGAAAAAGCTGAGCGCACAGCGATGGTCGCCAGAGCCGGATCCACCGTACAGGATTCGGACCAGGCGCGATATTTCAGCTATCAATTGGGTGACAAGAGTGTCGGGCTTCTAAAAACCGAAGGTCGACGTCGCATGGGAGGAGAGGCGTGGGAGCAGCACTTTCCTGGGCGGAAACACGTCTCGTCCGTTGTCGATCTCCGGGTTACTCATCCGCTCGTTGAGAACGCAGGCGATGTTCTGCTGGAACACCAACTTCGGCTTGACGGTAAGCGGGCGTTGGTCATGTCGCGTCCTGCCACGGATGAGGTGAAGCCCCGTCTAGAGCAGATGGGTTTTGTTCGCGTTGGTGACAATGAAGATGACAATGAATATGTGCTTGACCCTAGGCAGCATCCCGACAAGTGGACGCTGAACGAGGAGGGAAAATGGCAGCGGGTGGACAAGCCTCGCCTATATCTCTCCAAAGCTGAGAGTAGCGATGAGGAAAACGAAGGAAGTGTCGAGGAATATTCGGGCGAAGAATACATCGAAACGGATTCATCTGGGGACGATCCTTCTTGGTACTTCGACCGGCTCAATTTAGGCCCGGGGACCGGCTAGCAGAAGTCGCGCCGGGTGCAGCTTGACTTCTCATACCGGCACGCACCGGGGCCAAGGCGACGCTGCAACGGGAGCACCCGGCACGCGCGGGTGTGCTCTCGTTGCGGCGCGCGAGCAGAAATAAATTAGAAGCGGCGGCGGTTCCCGAATTCGCAGGCAGAGCAACTTCTTTGAATTGCTAGTCAGCTGCTCTGAGCTGCCTTTTGGTCATTGGCAACTCTCTGGGATTTGAACGCTCCACAAGCATCGTGCGCAGCGCCGACGAAGTCGCCAAACGATTCTTGATGCTTATCGTGATTGATCATCAAGTTGTTTTCATCGTCTTTGAATGGCGTATTCAAGCTGGCGTTTAGTGGCAACCGGGAGCTTTTGTGTAAGCAGCATCCTACACGCGCGGTCACGAAGTGATCTGAGACTGCTACAGCTGTCCTGGTTGGCGCATGTCGAATCATATGATGAGCCGATTGGGCCAGTTGCGTGATTCTTGCAGGGCGCTTGGCGGGACGATCTAATGAGGTGTGCCCCCCTGACCGAGCAACGGGCCAAGCCGAATGTCGCGGTCGCCTATGCGATCTGCGCTTCAATAACATTAAGTCGGCGCGCTATGGACTTCCGCCTGACGATCATCGACGAAGACGGCAGGCACAGACCATGGCCCATTGTGGTGGTGCGGAAGGGTATCTGAGGAGCAAGCGATGGAAGCAGTCTGGCTCTATATCGATGAAAAAACACCCGCGTGATGGGAGCCACATCGGCCGTCGCGGGATAACCCCAATCAGTGTCTCAAAGAGCATGATGGTGAAGTGTCGCCTGGCATACCCCGTTCTTGGCAGCAGCGATGATGGGAGATCAGTCGATAGAAAGTCGCACAGCGAACCGCCTTTTGAAGGCCTAGGCCGATTTGAGACTCATGGTGCAAGATGGCGAGATGCTTGGTGAACGTGCGAAAGCTTCTTCGCCGTGATCGATCGCGCCACGATTGGCAATCAGAATCCTAAATTCGATGACCTTGACCAGCGCGGGGTCAAGCTTTGAAACGGTGGCCTATTACGTGGGCCTTGACGCGGCTCACTCCGTAGCCTGGCCGTGACTTTAGTGGAAGAGGAGCCGTTTCCGACGGTGCGCGGCCGACGGATCCCTAGGCTCGTCGCGAGGCGAGCCCTCGGCCGCAGCTTCGCGGCATGCTGCGGGAACGATTAGGAATGTGGTGAGGTAGAAAAGCAAAGGTCTGGTGCTGAAACCAAAATTGCAGGTTAGAAAGCATCCTTTGGAAAGCTTGTCCGGGCCTCGCAGTGGAGGTGCTTTACCGGCTCAAGGAAAACCGAGCGCCCGGTTGCCGGCATTGGAAGCGGAAGAAGAGAGATGATCTACATCTACGGTTTGCTCAGCAGTTTGTTCGAATTTCAGCAGACAATGCACGGGCGAGCATGGCACTCGGACGCTGCGCAGCAGCGCTGGCTGGAGGCGACGAGGGAGCCAGAGAACAAGGTGGTCTACGTCGATTTCAAAGCCATTCGCGAGGCAAAGGAGGGAACGTGAGAGCACAAGTTCTTGAAAAACTCGAGGCCGGCCGCGTGCGATACGGCGAATTTGCTAGCGCGCCGGGATCAGGTCCTTGCGGCCTGTTTTTTGTTCAGGGGCCTTGTGGCTGCAAACTCAGGATAGTCGGATTTGTTCGCCCAGGGTGGGAGCATGTCTCCGTCTCGACGCCTAGACGTTGTCCGAACTGGGAAGAGATGTGCTTCGTCAAAGACCTGTTTTGGGATGAAGAGGAGTGCGTGATGCAGCTGCACCCACCTCATTCGCAATACGTGAATAACAGCCGGTATTGCCTGCATCTCTGGAAGCCGACTCGTCAAGAAATTCCGATGCCACCAACGAGCTTTGTCGGCCTCGTCGGGCTCGGGCCATCGGAAGCGGCAATCCTATTTGAACGGATGAGAGCGCTGTTGTGAAAGCCCCGTCGCCGAAGATGTAGCGATGCCCGCAGGCGTGCGTGAGCATGTCCAGACATCTTCGGCATGATGAGCAAAGCTCGTAGCTGCGCCGATGAGAAAAGGCAAAGCAAAATCCGCTCCGAGCGACGCTCGTCAGACTGACGTCAGGTACGTTGCTTAAGCGTTGAGCCGCCAATCGGCAGTAAGCACTTATCACCCACCGAAACGAATATGTCTGGCTCTATGGAGAATATGGTACGGCTCGATTGGGTGCCGTGCTGGTTGCGATCGGCGTGTGACATAGCCGCCTTGTGCTGCGTCGCCTGCCTCTTGATGATGGCCCTTACTGTCATAAGTCTCATTGGTTGCCTATTGCTGCTGGTTCAGGTGAGGCGGCGTTTTTGGCCAGTGCAGCTGGAGAAGTCCGTTGACGCGAGGCGAACCAAACCGCTTTCAAGCCAAAGCTGAAGACATTCCCGCCATTGGAACTCGGCGATTGCCCACATGCGAGAAGGAGACAATGGCCGTGGGCGCACTTGGTTGCGCGAGGTCTTCTTCCCGAGAAAGGCGCGTGAGACCTTCTACGAGCATCTCGGAACGGAAGAGAGTTGAAAAGGGGCCCATGCTTCAACGCTGCGTAGGAGGGCACGAAATCACTCGGGCATGCTCTCGGTGCCGTGCCCACCTTTGGGCATTGCGCTAGAAAATCGAGAATGCGCGCGAGCCGCGGCGGTCTCGAGGGCAACCGGAACAGTGCACCTATCAACGCAAGCTAGGGATTTGGCCGTAGAACAGCCAGACCTCAATCTACTGGCGGCCTAATTGGTATCCGTCCGGTGAGGCCTTCACCGGCTTTCAATTACCCACAAATTCTCCTCCGACCATGGCGCCCAGCGCGATGTCAGTGAGGCGTGACAGCCCGCGCCACATGACGGTATTGCCAGGCGGCGGATCGCTGGCGCGGGCGAGATAACCGCCGAGCCGGGCGATCTTGATCAGATAGTGCGAGAGCATTTTCTTTTTTGCTTTTGGTTTGTCGTTGACGAGGCGATCGAGCACGTCGATTTCAGTCGCGGTCAACACGACGGTTGGCGGCGTGTCTGGGGCGGAACGGTTGAGCATCGTCATCCAGAAGACCCGCCAACTCAGGATGCAAAAGAGCGAGATCAGATTGGTCAGACGCTGGGCGGTCCTGAGCTTCGACTCCTCAGCTTTGCAGCCCGATTTGAGGATCTTATGGAACACCGCGATCTTCCATCTCAAACCATACCATTCGAGCTTCTCAATGGCGTCGGTGCGGGAACCAACGGGCAGGTCGGTGATCAGCTTCCAATCGATCTTCTTTCTGTTTTTCGGCGTCCCGCGCTCTTCGGCGTGGATCACCGTCAGGGTTAGAGCGGGATAGCGCTTCTGCTTTCCGATCGGCGGCAGGACGCGAATTTTGCGATACCTGATCTCAAGAACGGCCTGGTCGGGATCGCCGTTGCTGTCTCTGACTTCGATGCGATGGAGCCCTTTGATGGCGACCTCGTCCATTTCGTCGGCGATCGTGTGATCCCCGTCTCCAGCCAAGCGGTCGACGCAGGTCCTGATCAGGAAATGAGTTCCGATCTCCTGTGCTGCGCAGAAAAGCTCGTAAATGTCACTCTCGCGATCACCAATATGGATGCATCGTCCCGGATGATCCAACAGCTGCGTAGACTGCTTGAGATTTTCCAACCACCGGACGCTTTCCTTTTTCTCGATGGGAATCCGGGTCGGATTGATCTTCTTTTTAAGTGCTGCCGTCCCCTTGAATTTCTTCCGGGTCCAGAACTTAACGGCCGCCAACCCCAGCGGCACCCCCTCGATTGTCACCGCGAGGCTCGAATGCATCAGGATGCCGCAAACCGTGTGCGATCGGAGGCGCCCCGCCTTATCCCGTCCACTGTTTATGCTCTTGGTGATGCCGATCGCTTCTGACTTCTCGCGTTGATAGCTGAACTCGGTTGTATCGTGCAGCACAAGAACGAGACCTTCCGCGGCGGCGGCCCGATCACGTGTCGATTGGAAATGACCGGCCAGAATGTCTGCTTCGCTGACCCGCTCATTAGAGAAGAAGCGGTAGGCTGCCTTGGTATTCGCCCAATCCTGGCAGACGAGCGGAATGCTTTGTCCCATGGCGCTTCCAATCTGCGTGAGCAGTTTGCGGAATCTGTCGCCGAGCCGCGCGTCCCTAAACTCGCATCCACTACTCTCTCGATCAATCCAACATTCACCTTCCAAGGACCGCAAACAGCCTTTCGCCGATCGATCCCTTAATGTCAGGCCCATAGAGCACCCCCTCGCGAATCAGGTGCTCAGCAAGGAATCACAAGTGATTCTTTCGATTCAAGATTTCGCCGATCAGCGGATCAGCCCGAGTGGTCAAAGTTATGGGTAATTGAAAGCTTCACCGGATGCGTACTCGACCAGCGGATCAAGAACGATGCTTTGGCCGAGGCCGCGATCGCGTTCTTTGGTGCGGTGTGGGCACGAGAACGGACGACGGTCATTGTGGCGAAGGCAAGCATGCCCTGTGAGACATGGCGATGCCCGCCTGCCAGGAGCGGGTTTCTTGTGATCAAGACCAAGCTCGTTCTTGGTCGTTTCCAAGCCGTCCTCGACGGCCCAGCGATCGCCTTCCACTGACGCCAGCTTTTGAATGGACGTGCCTTGGTCATCACGTGGAGTAAAATGCCAAGTCGCCGTCGGCAATGTTGCGGCGGATCAGAAATCCTTGCAGATCGGCATCGGGCGAAGCCGACGAGGCTGCTGATAGAATCCGCTCGCCGGCTTGCTCTTCCCGCATTCCTGGCAGACGAGCGTCATGCAGGCGCCTCCAACAATCCGAGCTGGTTGACGCGGTCTGATACGGTGCGACCGTCATGGGTCAGCATGAACGGGAGAAAGACGGCATCGAACGACAGGATGCCGGTCTCAATCGCCATGATCTGGCCCTTGACCCAGTCGCGCAGGATCGAATTGATCGCGATCTGTCCCTGCGCCAGCGCGCGCTCGCGGTGCTCGCGCTCGGTGCGACCCCGAATCCGGTAGCTGTACGGATGCTCTTTCAGATACAGCGCGGCCCAGCCGCTGGCGCTGGCGCGCAACTGCATCTGACGACCGCGATGACGAAACGCCAGCAACAGCTCGTGCTTTTCGAAATCATCCATGAAGCCGATGCTGTCGCAGCCGACCCGGCGCAACACCTTGATGATGTCGTCGCGAGCGGCGACGCCGCTGGTCGCGTTCTCATAAGGCGTCGTCATGACGCGGGCTCCTGTCCCGGATTCTTCTCCGGCAGCAATTGGTCGACGACGGCGCCCAGGATCGAGGATGGCGTCTCGGCGCCGTCGCGGGTGATCGCGGTCGCCACGTTCTCGATCTCGGCGCCGTACTGCAGCGCCAACGAGAGCACCACCGCCGCGTCGCGCGCGATGGCCTCGACGGCCTCGCCGGATTTGCCGCCGGTTATGAAGACCTCGCCAAGGGCGCCGTCGTCATAGAACCCGAGCGTCACTGCAAAGCGGCGACCGACGCCGCCCCATTCGATCTCGAATGTTTCGGCGCGGCGACGTTGCGGCAAGATCCGGCGCTCTCCCATCACGCCACCGCCGCGACTTTCGGCTTGCGCGGGCCGCGCTTCTCAGCCTCCAGCGCGCCCGATACCTGCCGGATGCAACCGATCAGCTCCGCGGCCTGCGAGCGCGTGGTGATCGCCGCCGTGATATGCAGCTCGATGTTGCCGTCATTGGTCTTCAACTGGACGTCCGCGCCTTTCGGAATCTTCATTGCGATCCTCCATGCTCTTGATCCGCCAGCGGCGTTTCGTATCGCGTCACCAGCTCGACCACGCCGATCACCTCGCGATGCCCGACATCGTTCGCGATCTTGTCGGCAAGCCGTTTGGCGATGCCGAAGTCGCTCAGTTCGGCCTCGATCTCACCCGTGGAAAGGTTGATGACGCGATAGGTCATGCCGATCCCTTTGCTTTGGAAAACTGCAACTCCCACTGCTCGGCGAACCTGCGCAGCTCCTTGTCGATCAGGTCGATCTTGCGCATGTCGGCCTCGGTCGGCTCCTCGCCGCCCGGATCGAAAACCGTCATCAGGCTGCGGAATAGGTGCTGGGCGCCAGCGAAAAACGCGAGCTTGCATTCCTCAAGCTGGACCAGCGGCGCGTCCGGCGGCACGACCGCGATCCGGTAGCCGATCCAACCGGCCTCGATCAGCTTGCCCGCCTCGGCCAGCTCTTTCGACAAACGTTCCAGATAGCTGCGATCAGCCATGGTCAAGCATCCAAGTTGCGTTCTGCTTTGATAAAGGCGGCGTGGACCCGCTGCACGAGATCGCAGAAATCGTCTTCGATTCCAGCATCGTGGTGAATCTTGACGGCGCCCGTGAGCAAGGCGCTGATAGCGAGCACCGTCCGGCACGTGCCGCAGAGCGAGGTCGGCACAAAGGCGCAGTCGGCGACGGCGTCGGCAAGGATCTGGGAGAATTTCACCGCGATCCGGTCCTGTTCTTCTTGAGCGCAGGGCATGGCGTCATCCTTTCTTGGTCCGGCGCCTCCGGCGGGGCGCGGTTCGCTCGCTCCTATCCTCGCCGCGCGGCGGGATCGTCATCACCGCCTCCGGTGGCTGGACCGGACCAGGGGTGAAGCGAGCCAGCAACTTGCGCACGCGATAGGCTTCGCTGAAGTGATCACCGGCATGACAGTGCATCGTGTCGGTGCGGCAGACCTCGCCGCAGCAGATCGCCTGCGCAATTTCGATGTCGCTAGGTCGCTCGTTCTTCATCTCAATGCTCGGTTGATGCGGCTTGACCGTTGCCGCCGTTGCGCGGCAGGAACTGGACTTCGGAGCCTTCGACCGAGCGGCGCTCGTCAAGCTCGCGCTCGGTGTCGTGAAACTTCTGCAGGCCGTGCATCAAAGCCGCGCCAGTCTGATCGAGCAGGCTCTTGATCGCTTCACCCCTGCGCATCATGGCGTCGCGGTCGGCGTTCGCGTTGGCGAGCTGACGGCGCAGGCTCTCATTCTCGAAATCCAGAATTGCCTTGTTGTGCTTCAAGGTCTCGTTTTCCGAACGCAGGGATTCGATCTCGGTCTGCATCGTTGAAATTTCGTTGGCGAGGTTCATGGGTGGTCTGCTCCTGTTGTGGCGCGTTTAGGTGATCCTCGGCCCGCTGCCGCCCTGGGGGCTGGGGGCTTTAAGGCAGCAGCGGGCTTTCGGATCGAGCTGCAGGCGTCGGGGGCGCCGGTTCCTGCAGCGCTCGATTCAATGCGGCGGCGAATCTGCGAACGGATTCCCGCGACAAAGCGCCGGTTGGTGGCATGGCCTTGCGGAATCAGCAGCATCAGACGCCGGCCGTCTCGGCTGGTAAAATGGATGCGCGTGTGGCGGGTGCCGTGCGTTACAAGAACGTCGGAGCCGCCGTAGTCCCGAATAAGCTTGATCGTCTCGCGCATCAGTTTTCTCATCGGCTACTCGACCGGCGTCAATGCCGTCCGGATGGCGTGCTCGTACTTCTTGCAGGCATGGATCACGACCGAGTGGCTGCGCTCGAACTTCTCGCCGATCTCGTGAAAGTTCTTGCCGGTGACGACGCGGACGAACGCCATCACCTTCTGGCGAATCTCGACGACGTCGGAGCGATCACTGAGCAGGACGGTCCGCGTGACGCCGTAATACTTGGCGCAGATACCCATCGCGTCGAGGATCTGGTTGCTCCAGGGGCGTGCAACGCGATAGCGACGGAACGCCCGGTCGGCCATGATCAGGAGATTGATCTCGACGGCCGCGAATTCCGCGGGTCGCTCCGTCTGCGGATGGCCCGTCAGCGACGGCATCCGCGCCGCCGCGATCCAATCGAGAGCAAGGGAAAGGGAATCGTAATTGGTGGTGAACAAGCGTCCGTGCAGTGCCATCACTTCCATAGTATCCTCCCCGTCTTTCAGGCCTCATCCGACCCTGCGTCGGATGGCACCTTCTTCTGTGATTTCGCAGCATGCTCATTGGCGTAGGCGTCGAGCGTGGCGACTGCGGCCTGACCGATGGCGGGTGCATTGCCGCGCAGCCGTTCGGCGAGGCGCGGCGAGATGTCCTTCGCGGTCTCGCTGGCGACGACGAATCCGGCGTCTTCCATCTCATCGCGGCCGTACATGCCGCCGATGATGTCGGGGCAATACATGCGCGCCCAGTCGCGCGACATGTTGTAAAACAGCTGCAAATCCGGTTTCAGGTCCCAGAGCGGCGACCCCTTGACCTTGCCGTATTCGTTGCGCGCCGGCCGCAGCTTGCCCAGCGTGAACTGGCCAGGGTCGGCGCTGCGCGGCGGGAAATAGCGCGGCTCCCTCTCGCCCTTGAAGGTCGCATAGACCCTGCAGCGGCGGTCGTCGCCTTCGCCCTCATATTCGACGTTCAGCCGCGTGGTGATCGGCGCGCGCTGCTCGATGATGGCATGGAAGAACTGGGATTCGTAGGCGACGCGCTTCTCGCCCTTGTTCTCGACGATGTAGGTCCAGCCCGCCAGCGTCAGCGCCGAGATGCCCAGCTCGTGCGCCTTCATGCAGACGCCGAACATGCCACCGACATTGCCCTGCAGCCACGGCGGAATCATCGGGCCAGCGGTCGACAACAGCTTGGCCTCATCGATCATGTCGCGCAGGTTGGCGACGTCGACGCCGCCGCCGCCTTTGAACAACAGAACCTGTTCGGTGCGCTCGTTGACGACCTTTTCGGCGTTGCCTTCCGCCAGGTCGCGGCGCGTCACGCGCTCCGGATGCGGACGGTCGGATTCCATGGGACGGTCGCCGGGAAAGGATTGATCGCTCATCAGGCAGCCTCACGCAGGGAGAATTTGACCCGGTCATCGACCGATTTGCGCCACCAGTCGGGCGCGTCGATGTATTCAGCGTCGGCACGATCGTCGCCCGGTCCCGGCCACACGCCGCCCTGGTAGCACTGCCAGAACATGCTGTAGGCGAGCTGATTGAGCTGATCGCCGCGCGCGATGTCCTCGTCCTTCAAGGTGCAGGCGCGCACGCAATAGGGCGGCCGGTTCTCGACAAACAGCACCGTGAACGATTGCACCGGAAGGCCGAGCGCGCGGGCGCCTTCGATCACCATGGCCGCCTGCTGGTAGTAGCCGCGATCGGCCATCGTCCGCTGCAGGTTGCGGTATAGCACTGGCGGGTGCGTCGTCTTGATCTCGGCATAGTCGCCGCTGGCGTTGGGAATCTCGTCGGGCCGCGCCTTCTTCCAGAATCCGCGATCGTCCTTCCAGATCAGCGAACGTTCGGGGGCGCCACCGAGCATCCCGGCCTGGACCAGCGGGAAGCTGCCCAGGGCGACAATCATGCCCTTCGCATGCGACGCCATCTCCGGCGTGATGATCGTTTTGCGATTCCGAATCTGCTCGGCCTTCCACTCCCGCCATTCCTTCCGGTTCCCGTTGTACGGGTGTCCGGCAATCGTCGCGGGACGGAAGACGCAATCGCTTTCGAACGGCTCGGCTGCGACGGCGGCATGCAGGAAGCGGCCGAGCGCCATCGCCTCGCTCTGCTCTTCATCGTCGACGTGATCCGGATTGAGCCTGGATTTTTCCCAGGCGTGGCGCGGCGATTCCCCGATGATGCCGCGCAGCATCGTCGAGGACACGCTGACCTCCGAGCAGAGGTCAAACCGATGGTAGTCGGTCAGCGGGATGCCGCGATAAATCCCGGGCTCGGTTATCGTTTTCCCATAAGGAATCGACTGCATGTCCCATCCTCCCGCGCAATCGTCGGGCGTTCCTCGCCCTCGCGCCGAGGACAAGGCGAATGAAGTCCAGTCTGAGGAACCGATACGGGCCGCCCGCTAAAGGTCGCGAACAGTAACGCCGTCGTGGTTAGCTGGGCGTGTCTGTTGGTGCTCTCACCGCCCTAAATCGTGCTGCGATTCCACGCTCACGAAACCAAGTTGTCAACAGGCTCGAACGTCAGCGCATGAAGTTTCCGGACACGATGCAACCTCTGGGATTAATGCGTGTTCGCCTGCATATTTTATGAGGCAGTCAAACCGTCGCAGCTACAAACTCTCTGGACATCGAACAACGGCGAACAAGTGTAAACATGGACACGCGTCGCGTTTGGTGACAATTAAAACGACCATCGATCGTGCTCATGACGATGACACCAGATGGTCAATCCAGCCACATCGACATGGGATTCTGAGGCCGTCTCGGTCCTGCAAAGGATGTGGGGCGCAGGCAATTCGGCGTCTGTGATCGCTGCGGCGATGCATCGATCTCGCAATGCGGTCATCGGCAAGGTCGTTCGCATGAAGCTGCAACGCGCGAATGGATGGCCGGTCACCATGAAGGCGCGAACGGCGTTTCAAACCAGGACAAAGGCGCTGTCGAGCCGGACCGAACCGGCGCGGCCGGTCTCCTACCTTAAGGCGCGCGACTTCCATTGTCACGCCGTGCTCGATCAGCGCGGCGCGGACGGTCTTCGCATGCGCTGCGGCGCGCGGCACCTCAAGGGCGCGTCGTGGTGCCAAGCGCACTATCTCGCCTACTTCAACCATAGCCGGAGTCCCTGATGCCAACACGCGAGGCCCGCGCAGCACATCCCAAGCTCGCCGAGGCCCAGCAAATCACAACAGGGATAGACGATGGCCAAGGCAGCAGCAGTCGCGAACGACTTCGATCCGCAGCTCGTGCAGGAAATCCTGGCGAAGATTGACGGCTACAAATCCGATTTGCTTTCCGAGCGCGGCTCGTCGATGGCGCGGTGCCGCAACATCCGCGAGTCGATCAGCAACGTTTACAAGGAAGCCAAGGCGCGCGGCGTTCCGACCAAGGAATTGCGCTCGCTGGTGAAGATCCGCGACAACGAGCAGAAGAACCGCGAGATTTACGAGGAACTGGAGGCCGACCAGCAGCAAGTGCTGGCTATGCTCGCGGTCGCCGAGGGCGTCAAGGACCTGCCGCTCTGGCGCGCCGCATCGGCCGCCGCCGCTGAAAGCCGCCCCGCGACGTATCAGTAATGGGGGCGGCCATGGATGACACCGCCCAAGCCAACCAAGCCTTCGGCCGTCTGACCACCGGCATCCATGTTGCCGGTTACACGCTGGAACGTGCGTTTCAGGAACTGGAGTCATTGCTTGAAGCTGACCGCTGGAAACTGATCGGTGATGGCTTCGATAATGTCAGCAAATTCATCGCCAGCATTAAACTCGACACGCTCACCGCCGCCGCGGCCGAGCGCAAGAAGATGGTGGCGAAGATCAAGGCGCTGCAACCGGACACGTCGAACCGCAGCATTGCGAAGATGCTCGGGGTGAATCCGTCCACGATTGATGAGGACGTTGCCGGAAAACCGGCAGTCGCGAAAAAAAACTCCAAGGAAACCAAAGCCTCCGAGAAGATAGCTGCCGGAAATCCGGCACCCCCCGAAATCAGCGGCGCGCAAGCTGCAAAGATTGTAGACCGGCGCACCACCGACATTGCCACGACGCAGGCGAGGCGCGCGGATAAGGAGCAACGGCTTGGTGCAAAGATCGCCGCGCTCCCGGACGCCAAATTTGGCGTCATCCTCGCCGACCCGGAATGGCACGACGAAGTGTACTCAGAACAGACCGGGATGAATCGTCACGCATCCCGCGTCTACACGACCAGCGACATTGAGAACATCAAGCAGCGCCCGGTCGGGGACATTGCCGCGGATGACTGTGTGCTGTTTCTCTGGTCCACCAATCAGCACCTCGATGTTGCAATCGAGGTCTTGCGAGCTTGGGGTTTTGAATACGCTTCGCACTACATCTGGCGCAAACCAACCCTGGGCCTTGGATACTGGAATCGAAGCGTTCACGAAGTGCTTCTGATCGGGACAAAGGGTAGTCCGCCATGCCCCGCGCTCGGCACGCAGTGGGACTCTGTGATCGACGCGCCCCGTGGCGGTGAACATTCCGCAAAGCCCGAAATCTTTCTTGAGATGATCGAGTAGTATTTCCCGACCGTTCCCAAGATCGAACTGAATCGGCGGGGCGTTGCACGACCGGGTTGGAGCGCTTGGGGGAATGAGGCTGACGAGGGAGCAGCCGCATGATCCGAGACCCGGTGAAATACTGTGCGGCCCTTTGGGATTGGGATTTTTTGAAACCGTGCTTCAACGGCACGGCCATCCGGGTTGCCGACCTTGATGGTCTGCTGGATGACGAGGGCATCGTCCAAAAGCACGGCTACGTCGAGAGGTACGGCCATCATCTCCTGTTCGAGACGACGGTGCCCGACCGGGAAATGACGAGCGGGCAATTGAGAAGCCATAGCTCGTTGGTGAAGGTTGGTTTTTGCGTCGTCTACTTGTGGGGGGTGCCGAACAGCTTTCCGATTCACAAAGTCCAAGTCTGGAAAGAATTTGAGGCGCAGCGCGGCGATGTGAACGTCAACGTCAGCGAGGCCGGACTCGTTGGCTGGGTTTGTAAGTGGTTCAGATGGTCAACACAAAATCCGATCACGCCGCCACTGGAACCCGCCTTCTTCGATAGGGCGGAAGTCCAATGACCTATTCGCCGCGCATCCTCGCGCTCGATCTCGCCAGCCGTTCCGGCTGGGCCTGCGGCTATCCCTCCGATTTGACGCCGCGCTCTGGCTCGGTGCGCTTTGCCCGCGAAGGCGCCAGCATGGGCGCTGTGTTCTCCGGCTGCAGGCAGTGGCTGAACGATTTCCTCGCGACCGAATCCGACGTCAAGCTGATCGTGTTCGAAGCGCCGATGACGCCGCAGCACATGTCAGGCCGCACCAGCGCCGACATGATCCGCGTGCTGATCGGGCTTTGCGTCGTCGTCGAGGAAGCAACCTATGGGCGTGGCTACGATGTGCGCGAGGCGCGCGTCTCCGACGTGCGGGCGCATTTCCTCGGCACCAACCGGATCAAACGCAAAGAGGCGAAGGTCCTTACCATCGATGCATGTCATCGGCTCGGTTGGGCACCGGCCGATGACAACGCCGCTGATGCGCTCGCGCTCTGGCATTACCAGGCATCGCTGCTTGAGCCGAGGCTCGCCGTACAAACGTCGCCGCTCTTTCGCCGGAGGATTGCGTAATGGCCGAATTTCCCGCGCTGCCGCTTTGGACCGATGCCTTCCTCTCGGACACGATGCACCTCAGCGCCGCTGAAACCGGAGCCTATCTGCTGCTGCTCATGACGGCATGGCGGCGACCGCATAACGACCTGCCCGACGATGATAGCGAGCTAGCCCGGTTTGCGCGCGTCTCGCCGAATAACTGGCCCCGCATAAGGCCGCGGGTCATGGCGTTTTGGACACTCTCAGATGGTCGATGGCGGCAGAAAAGGCTCGATGAGGTTCGGGAGCAAGTGCACAAACGGCAACAAAAAGCGGCTGACGCCGCGCAGTCCCGGTGGGGTTCCAACCCCGCCAGTGTTTCTCGCTCAGCGAGAAGAAAAAGTGTTCTCTCAGCGAGAACGAATGCGTTCTCACACTCTGATGCTAACTCATTGGAAAATAACAATGCGGCAGATGCGGGCGCATCACCCGAGCATTTGCTCGATCCGCCTGTTCGCATATCCAACCAAAACCAAAACCATATAAGAGAAGATTCTTCTTTTAATGATGGTAGTAAGAAAGATTCTGAATCATCAGCAGGATCGCAATCCGACTCTGGTGAGCGCCGCGTTCTCGGGAACTTCGACTTTCTGTCCGACGACGGATCGGTCCTGATCGACGCCGAGGAATTCGCCGCCCTCGATGCCGAGCTGCCCTTCATCAAAAACGTTCGCGGCCTGGTGCGTCACGCGTGCCGGTCATGGCTGCTCGACACCAAGGAAGCCTCCCGTAAGGAAACGCTGCTGCGCTGGCTGCGGCGCAAGAATTCCGAAAACGCGCTCAAGTCGAGCACAAAGCCGCCGGCCGGATCATCGCCGGCGCCCGGTTACAAATACGCCACTCAAGCGATCCTCGACGCGCACGATGAGCGCGCCAGGATGAAAGCGAGAAGCGATGCGGCCTACGAACGAGCGCGATTGCGAAGGGAGGCAAGAGCAAATGGAGAACAGCCCGCAGACGAATTTCCAGATCCTAGCTCGGACCAACGCCACTAGACCGGGCGTCTTTCGATGCCCGGTTTGTAGCCACAAACGGAAGCACCACCAGTCGCAGAAATGTCTATCGGTAAAGCGAGCGGACGACAGTCATGGGATCATCTTCAACTGTCACCACTGTGGATTTCACGGGTTCGCATCGGACGCTGGCACCCAGCGCCGTCGAATGGGCCAGGGCCGTGCGCAAGATAAGCCAAGAGACTTTGGCGAAGCTGCCCGTCGCATCCGGAACGGCATTCTTCCCTGACCTACAATCCAAATCGGAGGCGCTGTTCTTCCGCTATCCCGACGGCTGGAAGGCGCGTTCCTATCCAGCCAAGGCGTTCACGCAGAAGCAGGGCACCAGCCCGACGTTCTGGAATCTGGCAGCTGTGCTCGATGGTCCCCTCACCGACGTTTACATCGTTGAGGGCGAGCTGGACGTTTGCGCGTTGGTCGAGTGCAGCATCGCAGCCGATCAGGTTCTCGGCGCTCCGTCGGCGAGCGGAGATCAGCAGTATGTTCGGGATGCGCTCGCGGCCGGTTTGAATCGCGCCAAGCGTTTCATCTGGTGCGGCGACCAGGACAAGGCCGGCCTCGAATTGCGCTCGACCATGGCGCAATTGTTCGGCACCGCGAAGTTCTATTTCATCGACTGGCCTGAAGGTTCGAAAGACGCAAACGATCATCTGCGGACCGATGGCGCCAAGGCGGTGCATGACCTTGTCGTCGACGGCTCGACGCCGTGGCCAGCCGAGGGTCTGTTTCGGATGGCCGAAATTCCGGAGCCTGCGCCGATGACGACGTGGGACCCGGGGTTCAACTGGGGCCGCAAGTGCATGTTCGCCGCCGGAACGCTCTCGGTGACGACCGGTCATCCCGGTATGGGCAAGACGCTGCTGTTCGGTCAAATCTGGTACAACATCGTCCAGGCCTATGGTCTTTTGGCATGCGTTGCGAGTTTCGAGACGCGGGCCAAGCCGCACATCCGCCGCCAGCTGCGGACGTTGCATTCGCGGAAACTGGAGTCGATCTTGACCGGACCGGATATCGCGGCGGCCGACCGATGGATCAATGATCACTACCTGTTTCTGATTCATCCGGAACGGCGACCGACGCTGGCATGGTTGCTTCAACAGGCGGAGACCGCCGTCGTTCGGTACAAGGCCAACATCCTCCAGGTCGATCCTTGGAATCGGCTTGAGGCAAGCCGCGAGCCGCGCGAGAGCGAGACCGATTACATCGGCCGGTGCCTGCGCGAGCTTTACAACTTCGCGACCGACTTCAATGTCCACGTCCAAATCCTGGCGCACCCTGCCAAGATGGAAACCATGCGACGCAGCGAGCCGCCGGAGCTTGAGCACATCGCTGGTTCAAAGCATTGGGACAACATGGTCGACCAGAGATTCGTCGTGCATCGCCCACGCTTGTTCAACGACAAGGGCGAGCGCGAGACCTACGTCGAACTGCATCACAAAAAGGCGCGGTTTGACGAACTCGGATATGCCACCAAGTTTGCCCTCGACTACGATATCGGTGTTGGGCGTTTTGGTGTGTGCGAGCTGAAGCAGAAACGGAAATCGACCCATACAGCCGCGACCATGGAGGACGACAGTGAATTGCGATGAACAAGCCGCCATTGACCACGAACGCGCAATGCTGATGGCGCTTTTGCTCGATATGCCGCTTGGACCGCCGCACCGGATTGAGGGCCTCAATCAGTTCAGCACCGAGGAAAAACTGTTCAGCCTAACGGCGTGCTGCGCCACCATGATCGTCACGGCTATCCGGACGCTCGCACCTAACCGTGAAGCTGCGCTTGATGGATTGGATAAGCTGGTCGTCGATATGCGGCGGCAGATCGGGGGAGATAAGCAATGCTCAGCCTGATCAGGCACGACGATCTCAAGTTCAACCCGCTGGAGGACATCGAGATGGAGGACATCGCGCCGTCGGTCTGGAGCGGACCGCATGTCGGCAAGCGGCTGTCGGAAGCGATGCGAACGCTGCGCATGCTGCCGATGCGCGCGGTCCAGGGCTACTGCGGCGCCTGGCCTTCCTACGCCTACGAATTCGAGGATCTTCTCGCACAGCACGAGCAAGGCGAGCTGGAGAAGACGCAGCGCATGCAGAACCGCGCCCGGCTGTTGCCGAGCTACAGCGACGTCACGCGGATGGAGGCGGCGGTCTATTGGCCCGCGCGCTTCCTCGGTCAGGCGGACTGGCTGATGCGCGCGGTCAACATGGTCGCGTTGGCGCATTCGCTGGAGCGCGACGCCGGATGGGTCGCGGCGCAATGCGGCTACGCCGACACCTGGCGCGATCGTCACGACAAGGGATGCGAGGTCATCGCGCGCGGTCTGGGCACCGCATTCGTGCCGGTGTTCTGATGGCAGAGGATTGGCGGATACGGGCCTATTACGCCAACCGCCCCGCGGAGGCGAAGAATCACGGCGAGCTGGCGCTGGAGACGTGGCACCGGGGCGACGTCAGCAAGGAAATCGAGCTGATGGTGTTTCACGATCGCACCGACATTGCCTATTTCGATCTGGTCGATTGCAACGCGCACACCACGACGCGGCTCTATCGCGACGGCCGGGGCGGATGGTCGCCGAGCCGATCCGCCGCATGGGCAGGCGGAGGCAAACGATGAGGGAAGCCGAAATCGACAGGGAGGAATTCAACGGCCTGTTGCGGCAGCTGGCTCCGATCATTCGCGATTATCTCCAGGACGCGCAGGACAAGCGCGGCCCCGATCCGATCAACAGTTTCACCGTGTTGAACGCGCTCGCGATCTGTGCCGCTCTGCCGCTCAACGGCGCGCCCGATGAGGTTTACGATTGGTTCATCGAGGCGCTCGATACCGCGCGGTGCGATCTCGATTTGCAGGCTCGCCTCAATGGTCATTGAGTTCGATCTCCCGCGCGGCGCCGAGCGCGGCTATTTCATCGCCTTCGGCGTGGTGGCGGTCTACATCGCGACAGCGCCGAGGGGCGAGCCGTGCGTCGTCGCGGTGACGCGCGATCTCGGCAAGAGCCTGACGGCGCTGCAGCGCAAATGGCCGGATTGGGACATCAGCTGCGCCTATTGGGTTCGCGATCGAGCGCGCGCCCAGGCGCTGGCAAGCGAGGTCAACCGCGTGTTGCCGCATGTCGATAAGGTCCGCCTGCTCGTGCGCGGCGAAGATGCGGCGCGGCTGATCGTCAAGGCTGCCGTCGAGCGTGGCATCAGCCTGACGGGCCACAACGCGGCGATAGCGCGCGTTCGGGATGCCATCGCCGAGATTGAGCGTCGAATCAGCGACGCGAATGGGCGCGGTGAACTAGCGTGGTTCAATGCCGCTTACCGCCAATGGCGGCTCCGGGCGAAGGGCACCGGCATCAGCATGAGCTATCATGCCGCGCGGGCGCGGCTGCGAAACGAGGCGATCAAGCAATTGATTTTGCAAGGTGTAAACAGCACGCGGACAGATTTGGAGCGCCGTGTGTTTCCGCGGCTTCCGAACGCCTCCAACAGGAATGACGTTGACAAGCTTGACAAACAGGGGTCCTCTTCGCCCGCGCCCCTGCGGGGTGAGGTGCGCGCCGATGACGAAACGCCAGCAAAAGCTTGAACGTCTTGCGAGCGCGATCCTCGCCGACGATGCCACGCGAGGGATCGCCCGCCCCAGATCGGCAAACGGTGTGGCGGTGTCAAACCGTAGCCTTGCCCGGCGGCTTCTCCGCGAAAACAGACAAAAGATCGTGAGCCAGTACCGGACGCTGCCTGATGTTGCGCGCCGAGAGCTGACGTCGCGCTTCAAGCGTGAACGCGAGCGAAATCCAAAGCTCGACTGGACCGACTGGCTCTCGCAAAATCTCCGATTGACCGATGCCGCGCTTCCATCGTTGAAATCACCGTGACGCTTGCCCGTAAGCCTTTCGAGCCTCCCGGCTTTTGGCTTGGGCATTGGTCGTGGTTACACCTGACTTCGAACCGATCTCGTAAGAGGTCGGTTCTTTTTTGGCCGGAGCCATGACCGAGCACAACCGCATCAAGATCGAGTATCGGCCGCTCGGAGCGCTCAGGCTCAATCCGCGTAACGCGCGGCTGCACAGCGACGATCAGATCGCCGAGATCGCGCGCTCGATCAGCCGCTTCGGATTCCTCAACCCGCTGCTGGTCGATAAGGACAGCACCATCATCGCGGGCGAAGGCAGGTACCTGGCCGCGCGCAAGCTTGGCCTGCTGGAGGCGCCGGTCATCGAGCTGGCGGGCCTTTCCGAAGCGCAGTGCCGCGCGCTGGCGCTGGCGGACAATCGCATCGCGCTCAATTCGAAATGGGATGAGGCGATGCTGCGCGCCGAGATCGAGACGCTGCGGTCAGCCGGCGAGATGATCGACGATCTGGGTTTCAGTCCCGACGAGCTGCAGGGCCTTCTGGTTGAAGAAGCCGCCCCACTGGTTGCCGAGATTCTGACCGGTGAGATTCACGACCGGTTCTGGATCTCCGTGCGCGGCCCGCTCCAGGATCAGGCCGCGGCGCTGCAGCGGCTGACGAAAATGATGGCCGACATGCCCGCCGTCGAGGTCGAGCTTGGCACCATCGGGCTGGAGCCGTAATGCCGCGCTGGTCCGCTGGCTTGCAGAACGTCGCCAAGGTGACGAACCATCGCCATGGCAAGCCGGCCAAGGTCCTGATCAGGCGCAACGTGCTTGAGGCCGTCGGCCGCGACGTCGAGGTCTTCGATGCGTTCGCGGGCTCGGGCGAGATGTATCGCGAGGTCTGGCGCCAAGCCGCCGGCTATGTCGGCTGCGATCAGAAATGGTTTCGCGATGAGCGCTGCGCCTATGTCGCCGACAACCGGCGGGTGCTGCGCGCGATCGATCTGGCGCCGTTCTCGATCTTCGACTTCGACGCGTTCGGCTCGCCCTGGGAGCAGATGCTGATCGTCGCGGCGCGGCGCAAGGTTGCTGCAGGCGAGCGCCTCGGCGTGGTGCTGACCGAAGGCAGCATGATCAATCTGAAGCAAGGCGGACTGCCGAAGGCGCTCGGAGCTGCGGCGGGGCTAACGGGACGGCTGTCGGGATGGCACGCTGGCGGGACGAGATCATCGAGCGCGCGATTGCAGGCTTTGCGCAGCGCATTGGCTGCACCGTCGACCGCCGCTGGCAGGCAGCGGGCAAATCGGCGGCGCAGGTGCTTTACATCGGCTTGGTGCTGACCGGCGTCAGTGGTGCTGCGGCACCCGCGGCGGGTTCGGATAGCCGTCGGGAAGAAATTTCTGCAGGTCTTTCTTGATGTAATGCGCGGCGCCGAGCTTGTTCAACAGCTCGATCATGCGCAGCGTGTAGTCTTGCCAGTCGGTGGTCTTGGTCATCGGCAGGTAGTTGACGCGGCCGACCTTGAACAGGTCGACAAAACGGTGCGTCTTCTTGACGATGGCGAGCGAGGATTCGACGTCCAGGGTCGGCTCCAGGCTAGCCCAGGTGAAGATGCCCGCAGCGTGAAACCGCTTGAGCGCGGCGAGACGATCCTCCGGCGGCGCGGCGTTGCGCTCCCATTTTTTCGAGAACCGGTCGTCGAGGCTGGTCAAGGTCGAGGCGAAGGCGTCGCGCTTGGCCCGGAACAGGTCGAGGTCGCGCAGGCTTCGCGTGCCGCCCTTGGTCAAGGTGCAGATGCCGAGGCCGTGCTCGATCAGGGCCTGGAGCGTCGAGCGCGTCAGCGTGTTGTCGCCTGGGTGATACGGGTCGGTGGTGAACGACAGCATGACCTGCCCGGTCAGGCGCGCGGCCTTGTATTTCGCCGCGTCCTTCCGCAGCTTGTCGAGGAAACCCGGACGCGGGTTGGCGCCCTCGTCGAATTCCTTCCGGGTCATCTTGAGGACGTCGGGCACGTAGCAATAGGCGCAGCCGTGGCCGCAGCCGCGATACGGATTGGTGGCGAGCGGTGAATATTCGCCCGCCTGTCCGCGCGGGGCATAGATGATGCTGCAGCCTGCGACCGAAACGCCGTCGGGGTTGATGGTGACGGGAGCGTTCATGGTTCAGGGTCCAATGGTTTGAGTCCGGCGAGCCGGTAGGCCCGCTCCGGGGTGACGTCGAACTGGATCATGAGTTCGATCAGGATGGCGATATTGGTCGGCTCCGGCAGCTCGCCAGAGGCGTAGCGGCGGATGGTGCGCGGGTCGACATTGAGGAAACGCGCGAAACCGTTCTGGCTGGTCTGCAGCAGATCGAGCGCTTCACGGAAGCGCTCAGGGGTCATCGCGGGCTCGTTGGTCATGTCGAATCCTTCGTCTTGCATTGGCTCGACAAGGATAGGGCGCAACGCCCTGGCGGTCAAAGCGCACATCAGCTGGCTCCCATTTCAGCGAGCCGCGCCGCCTGTGGATCGTCCGACAGTGCGACCACGCGAGTCATAGATCCTCGTCGTGTTGCCGCTCCTGGATGCGCGACCGGTAACGCTGCCAGCGGCGTCGTAGAACGTCGTCGTGCCCTGGCTGTCGGTCGCCGAGCGCCCGACACTTCGCCCCGAGGAGTCGTAATAGCTGCGCTGTTGCGCCGAGCCGTCGCTGGTTAGCGCGGCGAGCGCAATAGCTGCCAGAAGGATTTTCGTCGTCATCTTCGTATCTCCAGCACGGCCTGACGTCGGTCAGCCTCCGTAGCACCTTGTTGATTTCCGCCAGTTCAATATGAGCCGCCGCCGGGACCGATGCCGTCCATCGGACACCGTATTGATCGACGAGGCGTTTGAACCGATCAATTGCTTGTTGGCGTGTCATCGGCTCTTTCATTGCAGTGTCGTCCTTTGATCGTGATGGATGATGATGGTGTGGCCGCCATCCGGCTCTCGCAAGCGGTTGGTCAGCAGCGTGTGCTGGTCGAGCTGCGCCAGCAGCTGGGTCAGCCGGGCGATCCGCGCTCGCAGGCGCGCGATCTCGTCGTTCATGGCAGCACCACGATGCTATGGACGTGGCGGCGCAAGGCCGCGACGTCGGTCGCCCGCTTCAAGGCCTGATGGTAGTCCGTCTCGGTGTTGCAGTTCACGAAGTGGTCGGCCACGGTGACGGCGGCGGAGATCAGCAGGAAACGCCAGTAACCGCGCCCCTGCGGTTTCTGGCCGTGCTCGCGCTCGTAACGCGCAGTGCAGATTGTCAGGGTCATCGCATGAATTCTCTGAACGGATTGGGGAACGGAGGCGGCGGCGGTGGCGGTCCGTCCGTCCGGCATTCGGCAGCGGCCCGGATCGAAAGCCGGTGCCCCTGCAGCTCGCGCTCGATGATCGGCGGGTACAGATCGCGCGCCGCGGCCTTGCAGGCCTCGCGGTTGGCGAAGTCGGTCGCGATCGATGTGATCGAGACCGAGCCGGTATCGGTGAGCGCAAGCACGGTGGCGAACAGTTTCCACATCGTCATTGCCTCGGCGGCGGCGGTTGCCGGGGATCACGGCCTTCCGCAATAGCGGTCCGGATGGCTTCGACCTGTTCGCCATAGGAAGGATTGAAGGGCACAGGCGGCGTGTCGAGTTCGATCCAGCCCTTACGCCGATAACTATCGACGATGATGCGATAGGCGAAGAAGGCATAGACTGGCCACATGAGGCCAGAGGTGAGCAGCGCCAGTAGCAACGCGATGCCGGCGTGCAACCAGACTTCTTTGTAGGCCAGATAAAAGCAGCCGAAGAAGAACGTCAGCCAGAACGCCGACCCCTTGTTGATCCTGACAACCGCGCCGGTTTGAGGGTTGCGAAATACAGTCTCAAAGCGTTGCGGCTGTGACGGCAAGCTAAAGGGCTGGCCGGTGCTGCCCATCGCCGGCATCGCGATCACTTCGGCGCGCAGCTTCTCGAATTCGTCTTGGCTGATCAGCCCCTGGTCGCGCATCTCGACCAGCTCTTTGATCTTGGTGATTTTGTCGGTCATCTGGTTTTTCTCCGATCAGCCGTTATTGGTCTTCGCCCATGCGAGCGGTGCTCGCCGCCTGCAGCTCCGCCCAACGTTCGGGTTCGAGATGGAATGCGGTTCTGGCCAGTTGGTGACGGACCGCTGCACCGTCATGGCGGGAAAATCGGTCGTCTTGATGAATCCCGCCTCCCATGCGGCGGCCAAGTTGATGACGGCATAGTGGGTCTGCCGTGGTGCCCAGGTGCGCGACGCAAACAATTCGGTGAATGAGATTTGCAGTTGCACCGCGTCCTTGCTCGCGCCGATCTCCGCGCCGAAGTTCTCGCAGAATTCGGCATAGTAGGCGTCGAGACCGCGACCGGGCTTGGTCTGGTGCGTCCAGACGGCGCGCGGGCCGAATTCTTGAACTAGGTTTTTGTAAAGCTTGGTCAGGCGCGCAAGCGTCCATGCTCGCTTCGGCGTGGTCGTCTTCTTGGTGGTCATTTCAATTTTCCCTTCGGGTTGTGAGTGCTGCGGATTCGTGCCGTTCGATCTGATGATGATTTGCTCTCGCATGATCAGCCTCGCTTGACGGCGTCGAGGACGGCCAATATCCGGCCGAAGGTTTCCGCCGACACGCTGCCAAGGCGATCGATCGATACCTCGCCGGAATGGCTCATGCGCGCCGCGATGTAGTGGCCGGAAGCGCCGGAATAGATTTGCGCCGTCTGCTCACGTTCGTTCACGCGAATGTCCAGCGTCGGATGCGCTTCCTTCAGGGCGTCGGCATTCTTGACGATGCTTGCGCGGTTCTCGCGCTGCGCCTTGGCATAGGCGCGCCGTGCCGCGAGCGGCGCTTGATTTGCATCAAGGACCCGCTTTTTGAGGTCGTTCGCAATCGCAGCGAGGCTGCGGCCGTCCGGATTGATCGAGGCGCTTTCGGTCGCCTGGGCCTTGTCATAGGTCGACCAGTCGCCCCACGCGATCTCGGGCGCGTTGGCGTAGGCCTTGACCCGGCGCGTGTGGGTGTTGGCGTGCAGGTCCAGCCGGTCGGTCCCGACCAGGATCTGCTGCTGTTCGTTCGGATAGTCGCCAGCAGGCAGCAGCTTGCCGCCCAGCGCTTTGGCGATGTCGGCGGCAAAGCGCGGCAGATCGATGCTGCAGCGCTTGCGGCCGTGTTCTTCGGTTTCGGTGATGTAGGTCATCTTGTCTCCGGGTATCCATTTGCCCTTGAGCCGAGGCCGCAGGATCGCGGCCCCTTCTGACGCCTCAAGCCCGGTAAGCTTTCGCTGCCGGGCATGGGTGACGATGTTGCGCGTGCTCATTCGTGAAAGGCACAAAAGCAGCTCTTGCTGCAGAACCGGCCGGGATGGTCGAGGCGCCGGCCGCCGTCGGTTTCGGTGAACTAGCGGAACAGCTGGCGCGTGGTGCCGCACCATTGGCATTCGCCGGCTCCGGCGTTGTCGCGGTGCAGCTCGGTGCGGGCGAACGGGTCGCGGCAGATCAAACGGGACATGGTCGGTCCTCCGGTTAGGCCATCAAGTTGAGCTGGCGCAGGCTGGCGTGACCGTCGCGGCCGATCACGATGTGATCGTGCACGGCGATGCCGAGCGGCTTGGCCGTCTCGACGATCTGTTTCGTCATGGCGATATCGGCGCCCGACGGCGACGGGTCACCCGACGGATGGTTGTGCACGAGCAGCAGCGCGCACGCGTGCAGCTCGATCGCGCGGCGCAGCTGGTGCTGGCGGAGCGGATGGCGGCGCCTGCGGTCCCGGCGCGGCCGGGATGGCGCCAGCGGCGGACAGCGGAACGACCTGCTGCTGCACCCGCGGCTCATCGCCGAAGTCGACGGCGTCGAGGCCTTCCTGCGCGCGGGCCTCGTTGGGCGCATAGATGCCGCCCTGGACGCCACGCGCGAGCGCCTCGATCCGGTCCTTGAGCGCCGAGCGCAACAGCGCGGCGGTATCGAATTCGACGTATTCGTCGGGCTGGCCCTTGAGGCCGAACAGCAGCCCGAATGCTTCCTCGATGTGGTTGAGCGCAAAGCCCAACCCCATGGCGATCCAGCTCTGCATCAAAAGCTCGGTGGAGGCGTAGTTGGTGCCGCCAATGCCGAGGATTTGCAGCGGCACGCGAAACGCCAGCGCGATGTGCTCATTCGAGAGCTTGAGGATTTCCGCCGTTGCAGCATCGCGACCACCGACCGACCACGGCTGCACTTTGAGTCCCGCCGTCAGGATCGGGGTGCCGCCCTGATGCAGGTTCTTGGCCTGATCGTTCCAGCGGTCGCGCAGCGCCTGGACCTGATCCTTGTCGAGCACCAGATCGGTCGACAGCACGGCGCTCGGGCGCGCCTCGTTGAGATAGAACGCCGCCTGCTGGCGCGAGATCGCGGCGCCGACGCCGACGTCCTCATAGGCGGCAACGATGGGGGACTCGCCGACCAGCGGCGTCGGCGCGCGACTATTGGTGTGCAGCCTGATGTGGAGCACGTCGCGCTGTGGCACCAAGAGACCGGCTTCTCCGCCCAGGCGCTTGGCGATGACGTCATTGCCGTGGAGCGCATAGAAAATCTCGCCGTTGTAGGCGAGACGCGGATGCGACTGCGCCGGATTCATCAGGTGCAGTTCATCGATCTCGTAACGGTCATTCCTGAGCGCCAGCGCATAGGCGTTGCCCTCGGTGTAGAGCGAGCGCGTCGTGTTCAGCAGAAAATCGCTGATCGTCTGGTAGTCGTTGGGATGTCGCAGGATGCGGGCGAGCGCGGAGGTCTTGACCCGGTCGCGCCCGCCCTCGTCATTGAGCCGCCAATGGTCGCCGGGGCACATGGCGACCGTCTGCGAATAGGCCGAGACGCACGCCTCGACCATCGCAGACCGCGACAGGCTGATCGGGCTGTACCCGAGCTGCCACCAATTCCAGTTTTCGCCGACACCGACAGGCAGCCAGCCGCCAGTGACCGGCAAATGCCATGGACCGGGACGATAGTCGCCTTCGCCTTTTGATGATCCGGCTTGCGATGCGCGACAGGAGGTCCCAAGCACCCATCAGCTCGTTCTGGTCTGATAGTTCCGGTCGCGTTGTCCCGCTTCCATGTGCCGGGTCTTGTGGTTGTTCTGCTCCGGCTTCGGCGCATGCGGATCGGGTCCGCTGCCGTCCTCCTCGTGCTCCTGGATGTACTCGCCCATCTTGGTGCGGTCGTTCTCCTCCTGCGTCGGGGTCGGCTTGCCTTTCGACAGTTTCTCCTTGCCCTCGGCGCGGGTCTTTTCGCTTTGCTCATGCTCGCGGTCGTAGGCCCTCTTGGCCGCTTCTTTCGCATCAGTCATGACCTGATCTCCTCTGGTTATCGCCGCCGCCGGCCAGCGGCGGCAGCGCCTTCCACCGGTTCGGTGAAAGTGAACTGCACGACGTTGCTGTCACCGGCCGCGTCGCGCACGAGCACGCCGTAGCTGCCAGCCGCACCGGCAAAGCCGACGATCGAAGTCGTCAGCCGGGTCGAGGCGACCAGCGTGGTTGTCTGCGGCGCGCCGTCGAACACGATCACCGCATCAGGCCCGAACGAGCCATCGACCTGCAGGGTGACGTCGGGAAGCGGGCCGGTGGTCGGGGAAATGCTCTCGATGACCGGCACGCTTGGCTCGGGCGGATTCGGCAAATCCGGCGGATACGGCACCCCGGGATCGAGCGGGCTGCCGTCCGGCTCTTTCTCGATGACGTGCTCGCCCATCGCAGCGAGATCGTTCTCTTCCTGCGTCGGGGTAGGCTTCGACCCTTCCGCAAGATTCTGACCCGCCGGGAGCGGCGGGTCTTTCTTGTCGCTGTCAGCCATGGCGGTCACCACGTCACGCCTTGCACCCACGCGACCATGCCCGGACGCCGCAGCGTCCAGTTGACCGGCAGGATCAGCCGCAGCGCCAGGCTGTCGGTCTGCCACAGCGAGCGCACCGGGTTGGCCGGCGTGCCCGGATCGGCACCACCCACGATCGGCTGCGGGTTGGTGTCCTCCATGTGCAGCGTCGCCTGATCGCTGATCTCGAAGCGGGGAGCCTCGCCGCCCACGGTGACGAAGTCGGCCGCGTCGAGCGCGATGATGGTCCCCATCGGCACCGTGCCGGAGTCGATGATGGCATAGCCCGCGAGCCTGCCTTGGCTAACCTCGGCCTGGAACGGGAACGTGCCCACACCCGGAGCCGGGGTCAGCCCAGCGGACAGAACCTGCTGCGGGTTCATCAGCCAGCACATGTTGCGGATGTAGCCCTGCGTCGCGGTCAAGAGCGCGCCCGCCACGTTCTTGATGTCGCCGACGATCACCGAGAAATCCAAGGAATGGTACGACGCCGAGGAGCGCAGGTTGCGGCTCGGCACGGAATTCGACAAGCAGCTGAATTTGTTCGAAGGCAAGTGGAGCCGCATAAGCGACATTATCAACACCTTGAAGGTCGGGCCGCTCACCACCGCGCTGGAGAACGCCAACAAGGTGACGTCGGCGATCCTTTCCAGCTTCGAATCGCTTGAACAGCTTTTCATCCGGATCGGCAACAGCGATGTGTTCAAGCGCGGGTACAACACGCCGAGCAGCATTGAGGGGGCCACCAAGCCGGAGCTGTTGCCGCAACAGCCGGGCAGGAAAGAGGAAGACAAGAGCTACCTGGAGCGCTGGAACGACTACTGGACCAACAAGCCGAACAAGCCGGTTGAGGACAACACCAAGGCGACCGAGCAACTGACCGGCAAGATCGATGAAGCCATCAAAAAACAGTTGCCGGGCTATCAACCGATGTCGTTCCAAGGCGGCGGCGGTGGCGGCGGCTTCGCCGGCATGGTGCAGCAGGCGGCCTATTCGCCGGGCGGCGGATTGGGGCGAACCCAAGGTGGCGCGCCGATGTTCGGCGGCGGCGGCGGTGCATGGGGCGGCGGTGGTGGCGGGGCCGGTGGCGGTGGTTACACCAGCGGAGCCGGCGGCGGCGAGAGCGGTGGCGCGGCTGCATTCCCGGGTGGCGGTGCCGGCGGCGCGCCCAATGGCAGCGACGTCGGCGGCGGCATTTCACCCGCCGGCAATCAGGCCTCCGGCAACGGCGAGGCCGGTCCGGCGCAGGCGCTGGCCTTCGCGCGGCAACATCTCGGCGAAGATGAAATCCGCGATCAGACCAAACTGAGCGGTTTCTTCCGCGAGAACGGCATCAAGGTTAATCCGGCAACCACGGCGTGGTGCGCGGCATTCGTCAATTCCAATCTTGCGAAGGCCGGCATGAAGGGCTCCGGCTCGCTGGTTGCAACGAGTTTTCTAAATTACGGCTCGGCGGTCAAACCGGGAAACGTGCAGCCGGGCGACATCGGCATATTGGCGCGGGGCCGCAGCGCCGGCCAGACCGGCGGCCATGTCGGTTTTCTTACCGGTTCAACGCGAAAGAATCCGCGAACCGGTGAACTGGAGTACGAAATGCTCGGCGGCAACCAAGGCGGCACCGCGTCCGGACAAGGCGGCGTGTCGACGCAATGGCGTTCAGCCTCGCAAATTACAGCGCGCCGTCCGGATTGGGATCGCAGCCAAGTCGCCAACAACGGTCAGACCGCAGGCCCGGGCGGAGGCCAACGCGCGGGCGATACGCCAGCCGGGGGCAAGGGTGGCGGCGGATACCTGCAAGAGCAGCGCGCGCCGTTGATGGCCGAGCTGAACGATCCGGCAGTCAAGGCCAAGCTGTCGCAACTGCAGGCCTATGAGGGCGGCGGCGCCGCCACGGTCGAGGCGCTGTACAACCGGGTCTCGATGATCCGGCAAAAAGTGCCCGGCTACACCCTCAAGGATGAACTGAACAGCCGCTTCTACGCGATGAACAAGCCGGGCATGGGCGCCAAATCGATCAGCCCGGCGCAGCAGCGAGAATTCGACAAACAGGTGGCGGCGGTCGGCGGTGGCAGCAACCTGATCCAAGGCCGCACCAACCAAGGCATGGAGGGCGATCCCGGCACCCATCTGCCCGGTCGCGTCGCGGTGCCAGGATCGAGCGAGGTTTACAACTATTGGGAAGGCCGGCGGCGCGGCGTTGAATTTTCGACCGGTGCGAGCGCGGCCTTCGCGGCACGTAATCAGCAGGCCATCGCCGATCGCGCCCAAGTCGATCGCGCACAGGCCAACGCCACCAAGGTCGAGGGCACCGGCAAGATCAGCGTCGACGTCAACGCGCCGAAGGGCACCAAAGTCGGCGCCGAGGGCGGCGGACTGTTCAAGGAAGTCGAGGTCAACCGGCAGACCCAGATGGAGCCGGCCAAGCGCTCGGCGACCAACGAAGAACCGATGAACATCTAGGAATGATCGATGGCGACGATCTTCGATCTGCCAACGGCGTGGCGCAACCGCTATATGCCGGCGTCATTCCGCAACGCGCGTTTCCATTGCGAGGTCAACAGCCGGGAAGGCGGCCGCAGCATCGTCGAACACGTGTTTCCGAAAAAGGAATTGCCCTACGCCGAGGACATGGGCCGCGTCGCGCGCACGTTTTCGATCCGCGCCTATTGCATGGTCTATCCCTATGACGACGCCGCCAACGACATCCTGTATCGCCGCGACTACCAGCTGGCGCGCAATCGTTTGATCGCGGCGCTGGAGGAGGAAGGCCCGGGCCGGCTGCGCTTGCCGACCTTGGGCGACCAGATCGTGGTGTGCCCGCGCTATCGGATTACGGAGGAAGAAAAGCTCGGCGGCTATTGCGTGTTCGATATCACCTTTCAAGAGCAAGGCCTCGATCCGCAGACCTGGACGCCAGCCATCGATACCGCTGGCAAATTGCTCAATGAGAGCCAAAACCTGCGCAACCAGGCGCAGCGCGTGCTGGCTAATCCGCCGGCCGGGGTCAACGCATGAAGCGGCAGGACGCCATCGAAGCCGCCGGCATCGTCGACCGCATGCTGGCCAACCTGATCGCGACCGTGCCGCCGAAGGGCCGCGCCGGCTCGCAGGGGCCCGCACCACGATCGGCGACACCCGCGCCAATGCCTTGAAGCTGTTGATCCATGACGACATCGGGCCATCGCTCGATGCCTGCTTTGACGACGCCCGGCTCGCCGGGTCCACGCTGCAGCAGATCGAGAGCGTGCGGCGCCAGCTTGATGCCGAGACCACCGCGACGTTGGGCGGCATCCTGGTCAAGAACGCCAGTGTGCGGTTTTGCCTCGCCACCGAGGCCGCGATCATCGCCCGGATGGAGTTCGTCAGCCGGCAGAGCGTCGCGCTGATCAAGAACGAGATGGCGCAGCCCTTCGCCGAGGCCGAGGAGATCGCGGCCGACGATATGGATTCGATGACCTATCAGGCGTTGATCCGGCTGCAGGCGGCGATCACCAATCATCTGGTCGAGACCGCGCGCCCGTTGCCGCGCATGCTGCGCTACCAGTTCGCCGCGGTGCTGCCATCGCTGATGCTGTCCTATCGGCTCTATGACGACGCCTCGCGCGCCGATGAAGTGCGGCAGGAAAACAAGATCGTGCATCCGGCGTTCTGCCCGACCGAGGGCTTGGCGCTGTCGCAATGAGCGAACCTTAAGGAGATCACATGCCGCGACCCCAGGAAGTCGCGCAGCTGGTGGTCGCCGGCTTGATCTTCGAAGATTGGGAGACCGTCGAGGTTTCGAGCGATTGGGCGGAAGCCTTCAGCCATTTCAAGTTCACCGCGGCCGAGCGCGACACCGAGGTGACGACGGCGCGCGGCAGGGTGCCGCTGTGGCAGAAATTGCAGTTCAAGCCGGATGATCAGTGCACCATCCTGCTCGCCGGCCAGCTCGCGATCACCGGTTTCATCGAAGTGCGTCAGGTGGCCTATGACGCCACCCAGCACGGCGTGATGCTGATCGGCAAGAGCCTGACCGCCAACGCGGCGAAATCCAGCGTCGACACCAAGACCGGGAATTTCGACGACAAGAACGTGGTCCAGGTCGCGCAGGAAGTGGTCGCGCCCTACGGCGTCGGCATCAAGGTAGTCGGGTCGCCGGACCTGACGCCATTCCCGAAATTGCAGAACAATCCCGGCGAATTGGTCTGGGATTTCCTCGAGCGCATCGCGCGCCCGCGCGGCGTGGTGATGGGCTCGGATGCGCACGGCAGCTTCCTTTTGATCGGCGAGCACACCGGCACCATCGTCAGCGAGCTGATCGAGGGCATCAACATCAAGTCGTGCCAATGCGTGATCAGCCATGAGCACGTCTATACCGAGCACAAGGTGATCGGCCAGCACGCCGCCAGCGACGACAATTCCGGCACCGCGGCCAGCGAGCTGAAATGCAGCGTCACCGGCATGTCGGGCTCGATGTTCTCCAAATTGATCACGCCGGCCGAGCAGCCGGTGAAGACGCAGCCGGAAGTCTGCAACCGCGCCAAGTACGAAGCGATCTGGCACAACGGCACCAACGTCACCGCAACCATCGTAGTGTACGGCTGGCTGCGCGACGGCCGATCGTTGTGGCAGCCCGGCGATGACGTTCACGTCTATTCGCCGATGGCGATGCTGGACATGCCGATGAAGATCCAGCGCGTCACCTTCACCCAGGATCGCAACACCGGCACCCTGACCAAGCTCGATGTGGTGGCGCCGTGGCTGCTGCGCGACAGCATGGGCTGGGATGTCCGCCACCCCAACCAGCCCGGCGGGCAGACCATCGGCGACCCGGCTGATCAAATCCGGCGAGACTTCGGCCCCATAAAGTTCAGATAAATGCCCCTGGATCTCACGCACCGTCATGCCGCGCGCGTAGAGGCTCAGGATTTTGTCGTCAAAGCCGTCGAAACGGGTCTGGCCCTTGGCGATCAATAGCGGCTCAAAGCTGCCGGCCCGGTCGCGTGGCACAGCTATGTCGATCTCGCCGTCCTCGGTCAGGATTGTCTTCGCGCTGGTTCCGTTACGGCTATTGCCGCTGCCGCGGCCAGCCGGGTCCCCCTTCTCGTAGCCAAGATGATCGCTCAGCTCCGCACCAAGCGCCCGCTCAATCAGCGCCTTCTTCAGCTGCTTGAAAAGCCCGTCTGCACCTGTGAGGTCTTCAGGCTTCTCATAGTTAGCAAGCAGTTGATCCAGTAGTTCAGGTGTAATCGTCGTGTCGGTCGTCATGTGAGTCTCCTCGGTAAGGTAAACTCACAGAAACCTGCTTACACATTCTTTCTGACACCCTCGGTGGCGTCGTACGCAATGTCCGCTCGATTACCTCAGCAACCTGATCGTCGTTGATGGTTCGAGGGCGGCCGGGGCGAGCTTCGTCAAGCAGCCATCACAGCGATCCCTCAAGAATCGGCGGCGCCACTTGCCAACGGTGTGTTCATGGATGCCGAGTTCGGCAGCCACAGACTTGCTTGGCAAGCCGTCTGCACACCGCAGGATCGCACGGCACCGCTCAGACAGCGACCGAGCTACACGATGACGACGAACTTGCCTCTCTAAATATGCTCGCTCTTGCAGACTCAGCACCAACGGTTCGATTGGCCGGCCTCTCACACCTGCATTCGCCACAAGCGCTCTCCTCTATAGAGATTCGCGCCATCATATAATGTGACGAACTTACGTTCCAGATGACTAGATCCAGTAGTCATCACCATTGCCAGGTGCCCTATCAATCAAGGCGCGAAACCCGCCATTCCAAACAAATCCAAGCTCGGGGTTCCAACGCACCAAGGCGGCGTAATCGTGTCCCGCTTGTCGGCTGTTGGCCTATCTGCGATCTCGGAGAATGCAAGAGACCAACATGGGCTTCGGAGTTGCTTTCGTCGGGCTCCTGGTCGTCGCGCTCTGCTTCATCGTGCCGCCGATCCCCGGAGGAAAGAAATGTTTCGGCGCATGGCCGCGCCGCGATAGAACCGTCGTTGCCCTCCCTATCGTGACGGTAACCATGGCTGTCGCGGACATATCCGCGGTTTCCCGAAATTGAGACCCAAACGCGACTTGCCCTGCTGTGCCGAAAGGGATGGCCGGGTTTACTTCGTTTCTGGATCGCTCTCCGCATCAGACCGGATATGCTCGGCAAGCAGCCGGCACTGGTCGCATGAGCGATATCGTTTCCACGCCGAAGCGCAGATCATTGTTCCGGCCGCGATGATGTCGCTGGTGGTTGTCAGCCTGCTTCTGCTTGCCTATTCGGTGGGCGCGCTCATCGCGGGCTGCGCCGGTGGCTGAACAGACCGTGCCAAGACAGGGCGTCTTTGACTCTCCGCATAGATGGATGGTTGCGATTCTTCTTCCAGTCACAAGTGCGCGGCCGCCGCAGCCTGTGCTTCGAAAGGATTCCTTCGAGATTCATCCGGTAGGCTCGAATGGCCCGGTTCAATCTCGCCTCCTTCGAAAGGGCCGCGCAGCCTTTTGGCCGACTGGTCAGCAGCTTCGCCAGCTTTGCCTTTCGACTGTCGGATTCAGCCTCGCACACAAGGTCTGGCCGGTGTCGGCGAGAGCCGCTTCAGCCAGTTCTATCGACACAAGCCGACCTCAGCTCCTGAGCCGGTTTTGCAGGGCCAGCCGACTGACCCTGAGGTTCTTAAGGTTCAGCAGGTCCGGCTGTCCTGTTGCCAATCGCCTGACCAGCTCCCGGGTGCCGTCCACGACAAAGACGCCGCAATCATAGGTGTTGCTCTGCTGGCGCATTGCGGCCCGTTGCGGGTTGGCCCCCAGCCGTTCTGCGAGCTCCGCTGCGGGCCCGTCATTATATCCCACCTGAGAGCCGTACCCATCGTCTACCATCAGAGAATCGTAGTAATGGGCAACCGGCGGCCTTGACCGATCGCTGCGATCAACCAGCAGCAGCGACCAGTGACTGCCGCGCTGCTCTATCTTCGCGCCGGCATCGTTTACCGGCAGGAACAGGAAGTCGTCTGTATGGCCAATCCAATTGAGTGCTTGTGCCGCGAACGCGTCTGACCGCACCATTTGGGCTATCAGGGGATTCACGAACTGCGTCCGGGCGGCGAGATCCGGATTGCTCTCCTGCAACTCCTGTGTCAGGAGCTCATAGTCCCGCTGGATATGCTCGTTCGACAGCCAGTCCGTGGCACCTAGCACGCGTCCGCTGCGGCCGGCGGAAGAGGCGCCGGTAACTGACGTACCGGTCCGGGCATCTGGGACGGGGGAAGGGCGAGGATGATGGATGAATTGCGCATCGCGGCGTCCTCGCGTCCCCAATGTGATCGAGTAGGTCTCACTGTTGATGGAGACCTGCCTTGGGCCGCTGAACTGGGTCGGCAGGACGCCGATGTTATCCAGGGCATCGAGCAGGAAATCCGGCACCGGCCGGGAGCCATGCTGCCAATTCTCGCCGACGAGAGGTCCGATATCCTCAAGCTCCACAAGCGAGCCCGATGCGCCGACGACAAAGCCGGCAGGGCCGAGCACCGGCGCTGATTGAGCATCGTCGCGCAATTCGGATGGCGTCGGCGCATTCAGGTCAACGAAAGAGTCCAGACCCGCGTAGGTATTTGAACGAGCTCCGGCCAGGTG